ACCCGTGGGCTGTGTCAGCCACCGTAATGGTGGTGGAGCCATTTGTTGCTGTAAACGGGTTGGTCAGGGTTACCGTTTCACGGATGGGAGTGATGTCGTTGTAAACACCGCCCCGCTCAATGTAGAACTTCAGGTTTGTGCCAACACCCAGCAGGTTTAAATTGCCCAGAGTCACCCAGGCCCACAGAGAGCGGCAAAACCCAAGAAACGTGGTTGCAGAGATTTGTTGCCAGCCACCAATTTTTTCTGGCGTACCCTGGCGAAAGCGAATCTTGTCGCAGTCATACCACCCATTCTCACTGGTGTAACGTGTGTTTTCTCTGTTTACACCGGGCTTGAGTTGAATCTTTTTGAGTGGCATGGTCTACCTTATGACAAGAACATGGCTCGTTCATCGATACGCCGATTTTGCAGCCCTTTGAGTATTTTCCCACCAGCCATGCAATACTTCAAGAGTTCTTCCGCAGCACCCGCTTTATCGCCCCGAAGCAGCTTCTGACGAAGCGTTGAACGCTGGAGTGTTCCAAGACCGACATTGAAACTAAAGCTAACAAGGCTATCATACATACCTTGTGTAAGGGGAACGGGGCAGAACTGAGCCACTCCACGCTCAAACCTTGCAAGATCGCTTCTGAGAATCCCATCTACTTCATCCTTTGAAAAAACCCGGTTATCTTCTGGCCGAAGCGGGTAAGCTCCTCTTTGATCCATTGGTATCTTAGCTTGGTCTGGGTAAAGTACATGTCCAACTCCTATTGTCCAAAGCAGGGCTGGGCACCGATACGGCTTGTATCGAATGCCCTCATGGTGACAGATGACCTTGATGGCCTCTGGGCTGAGCTTCATTTGCCGAACGCCCTGCCACCGAAGTGAAACGCAATAATCGAAGCGAACAGAGCCTGGGTTTCATCATCCCACAGTTGGTTTGCCATTTCCGCAAAGCTTACGCTGTTGGTGAAGCCATGCCAGATCAAGGCACAGTCAATGCCCACCAGAAGCAGGAAGAAGCCGTAGGTAATGACCGGGCGCACGCTGGCACGCAGGTTTTTCATCCAAGTGCTTGTGCCTTCATTTAAGCTAGTGTCGTGAGCGTATATGGCCTGCATCTCAGCCTGTTGAGCGCCGATCAGGGCTTGCTTCTCATTGGATTTGGTTTCCATCTCCAGTTGCTCTGACTTGATATGCTCGACCCGCTCTTGGGCCTCAAAGCCCAGTTTTCGCATCTCCAACTCCCGCTGAATCTGAAGCTGGGCCAGGGCCATCTCATGCTTCTTGTCGCTGCGGTCTTGGAAGAACTCCAGCAACTTGGGCAAGCCACCCATCAGGAAAGAGATCAGGGTTGAAAATAGGGTCAGCATTACTGTTTACTCCTTGAAAGCATTGTTGCCGCTATGAGCAGCAGGTTGTTAATCTTTTCCATGTCTTCAGGCTGTTCGGCCCATCCAACGGTAATCTGTCCAATGAACCTGCTGGGGTCAGGTGGAACACCCACTCTACACCCATAGGTCATTCCCTTCTCAATGTACCAAAGGCCAATCTCACTCTGCGCCTGGGTGTAGCTGCCGCAGGGTATCTCCCCCGCCATCAGCGCCACCACATCCTTGTTGTTGGCCGCATTGGATGTAAACAGCCCAATGTCCAGCCCGTCATTAATCTTGTCCCGGCCTTCCTTTGTGTAGGCTCTGTGTAGCACCCGTGTGCCAAACATGGGGTTGACCTTGAACACTGCCACAACCACTGCCCCAGTATGCTTGAACAGGTGTGACGCCGCATCCTCAATTCTGTCTTCTGCAATGGAGGGCATCTTCTGGTTCTCCCGGTATGCCCCCACCAACAATTCTTGGTTCTGCCAAAGAAAATACCCTGTAAACGTTACCACCCCCATCACCAGGATGGCGATTAGCTTGAATGGGCTGTCCACATAGGCCAGCACCTTGCTCAAGGTGTCATCTGGGTTCGGCTTCTCGTTTGGCATCTTCTTCAACCTGTTTACGCAGCTTCTCCACCTTCTCCATCTGGGCCTTGGCCTCCCGTTTCACAACCATGGTATCCACATATAGCATCCCCACCAGAGGGATCATCAGCACAAAGACCAGTGCAAACAGTGTCAGGACAAAAAGGTATCCAAACGACCCCGATGATGAAGACTGATCATCCACATTAGGCATATCAGGTATCCGATTACGAAAACCACCACCAGCGTTTCCAGCACCCTGTCCAATATCTGATTTTTTAACCTTTGTCGCCGCCATGCCTTCACCCGCTTTTCGTGCAACTCCCGTGCCGCCTGCTCCGATTTCTGATCCAACAGCTTTTGATACTCTTCAACAATTTCACGCCAGAGATCGGGTTGACCCATCTCCCAGCGCACCATTCTCTCAAGATCGGCATAGAACTGCTTGGTCTGCCGCAGATACATCACATTGTCTATGGCTTGTGTGGCAAGATCGTCTTTGACCCCCTTCTTTTGATTCTCTTCACGCTGATACTGGGCCTTTTCATGGCTGGCCTCCAACTCTGCGTGGCCCTTGAAAAAACTTGAAAGGGCTGAACCAACTTCACCTGTGATCTTTGACAGATCAGACCCGGTTTTCTTCAGGTCTTGGTAAACGCTGATACAGCCCTTGATTCCTTCATATGCCCCTTTGCACAGGGCAAACGCCGTTATTGGGTCAATGGCTGCTCCACGGTTTCAGGTGGCACTTGGGGGTCAGCCTGTTCCTTGATGTGCAACATCAAAGCCATTGCATTGGTCTTGGCTGGGAGTTCCCCCAAAGCCCCAAGGATCATGTTTACAGCGTCAATTGGCAGTTCTAGTTTTATCATTTGTTCTCCAAAACAGTTATACGGGCGGTGAGTGATTGAATGATGGCTTGTTGTTCTTTGATTGCGGCGACCAACAAGGGCATTACATCTGTGTATTGCAAGCCCAGTTTTCCATTTTCGTTTTCATTAACTGCTTCTGGCAAAACTTCTTTAACATCTTGTGCAATCAAGAAAGCCCTGCGTGTTCCTTCTTCATCTGTTTTGTATTTGCCAATTACAGTTCTAAGTGTCGATATTTTTTGTGATGCGTTTTCAATCGGCTCAATAATATCTTTCATTGTTTCATCAGAAAGACCAGACCAAGCCGTAGCACCGCTTGTTAAATAAACACCTGTTGTTCCATCTTTTAATACATTAAAACCACCATTACTACCATTAGGGCCGGTATCCCATTGAACGCCACCCTTTTTAAGTTGCATTAATGCTGATGTTGATGATGCCCCTGTCGTAGTCCCCACCAGCAAGTTACCGCTGGAGTCGATACGGGCGCGTTCTGTAACTGAAGGTGTTCCGCTTCTAAAAATAATGTTTCCACTACCGTTTAAGTTAAAGTAACCGTCATTGGTATTGGACTGAATTTGAAAATTAGACGATGAGTTAGTTACTGTTATCGTGCAGTTATTAGAGGAATCAGCAACGTTGAATTTAGTTGCAGGACTTGTAGTACCAACACCCAAATTCCCACTAGCATCAAGCGTCATTGCTTGGGTGAAGGTGACTGTGTTTCCTGCTGTGCCAGAGGGGGCGTTGTACCACTCATGCTGACCATTAAACTGTCTGTATCGACTTGCGTAATTGGTTGCAATATATTTGTAATCTCCAGCACTATTTACAAATGTATTTGTCTGCACATGAGCCACTTGAGCATTGTTTTGTGAACCAAAAAATGCTTCATTTATTTGCAAACCTTTATAAACACTTATCCAAGCACTAGGCGTAACACCCAAGCCAAAGTTACCAGAGCTATCAAACCTTGCACACTCCACACCGCCTTCAGCAAAGGCAATGGTGTCAGCCGCAGGGAAGAAGATGCCTGTGTTTGCGTCCGTTCCCCTGATAGCAGGGGTTGCGGCAGAACCGTCAACATCCGACAGCCCGTCTGTTCCAGAAAGAATCAGTGACATGGTTATGCTCCAGCTTGTTGTGCTTGTGCTTGATACGCCGCAATGACTTCAGCAGTCCAAGCCACATTGCAGATTGCAACGACATTGGCAGGGATACCCGTCAAGTCTTGACCCGGCGCAAGGCTTGAACGATGGTAGGTCTTGCTCAGTTCGTTGCCATCTTCCATGATCTTGGTGGCTTCACGGTAGAGAACAGTGCCATTCTCAGTGACGGTGATTTGATCGATTGAGGTGGTTTTGGTGATTGGCATGGTGGTTCCTTTTTAAAAGTCCATTTGTTTAATTCAATGCAGATAATTTATGCTATTTCGTAACAGCCAGTAAAAATTAAAACTGTTGAATTTCCAAAAATGTTTAGTGCACTCATTGTTGCGCCAGAAGAGGCAATTCCAACGGCAGTTATTGTTGTGGAGTTACCTATGACACGAGGTGCTAAAAAAGTAGTGTTTACTGCTAGGTCTCCAAAATATCCAACGGATAAGCCTTGTTCTTGAAAATTTGCTTTTGATGTAAATGGCAATCCTGATATTGTGGAATTTGATCCAGTCCCTAATGAAGTCAAATCAATTCTTCCAGTGATGTAAACGATGCGGCCAATTTTTGTATAAGTACCTTGCTGTCTTCCGTAAGTTGTATTTCCTCCTAAACTAGGCGTCCAAGTCCCCTCCTCATAATCATCTAGCGTGTTTGCGTCAGTTGATGCTGATTGAGTTGCGGGGAAGGTGATGCCAGCACCAGAGGTTGAGGGGGTTGCGTTACCAACGCCAATGGTATTTATGACTTTAAGACCACCAACGGCATTAATCTGCATAACTTCAGAATTCGAAATTGCAAACTGAATGGCTCCGCTAGATCGGTTTGTTTGAATCCAGTTGTAATATGCACCATCAGCATCAAAACCAAAACGCACATTTCCAGAAGTTGTTGTAGACGCACGAACTTCCACATCAGCACCTGCGCTTGAGATGTTCAGTTTTGTGGCAGGAGAAGCAGTACCAATCCCCACCCTTTGTGAAGCGTCTACAGTAACCGCCGTTGTCCCAGCAGTTTGGATGTTTAACACCCCGCTGGTGTCAGCAGTCGTTACTACCCCGGCGGTAGTGGATGCGTTGATTGATGAGGCCATTATGCGGCTCCTTTAAGTGCCGCTACATCGGCTTGCAGTTGGGTGATGAGGGCTTGTTGTTTCATTACGCCACCTTCACAATAATGCGTGCTCGGCCATCGGCTTCAATTGCAATGACTTTTCCGACCGCTTGTTGATACTGTTCAAAAGTTGGGTTACTGACTGCTTCGCCTTTGATAGCGCCATTGTCGTTCACGGGAACAATATATTGACCAGCAATTGCGCCTGTCACATTAACGGGAACTTGACCCGCAAAAGCAATACGGTCAACAACTTGACGAGCATCTTCTAATTCATCTCCAGCTAACCCGACTCCCCATGTATCACCGCCAACATAAGATGGGTCTGTTGATTTAACAACAAATGACACAGCGTCAGCAAATACATTAGTCAGCTTACCTTCAACATTAATACCAACAACATCACCTTTGGCAATAGTAAAGTCGTCAGCCTTGGTCATGTATTCAGCATAGTCTGCGCCTGATGCGTTTACAGTTCCTGCGGCATTGATTGAGCGACCAGTTCCAGTATTTTTACCAATTATTTGAACAGTATTTGCCCCGTTCCAACCTTGGTTGTCTGCCGTAGCCCATGCAACAGATGTATATGCGCCGCTGTTTTCACCTTGAAAAGCAATAATTCTTGAAGCAACAGCAGCATTTTTATAAATTATGTGGTTAGACCCACTCGTAGTCCCCACCAGCAAGTTACCACTAGCATCAAGCGTCATTGCTTGAGTCCAAGTAATAGCCGTTCCTATTGAAGAAACGCCGCCTTGTGGAGCGTTGTAAAAAGCATGTTGTCCATCACGCTGTGCATACTGCGTTGCATACTGGCTGTTTGCTGAATATTTCCAACCAGAATTGTAATAAGCATTGGTCATCAAAATTGTTTCGTTGGTAGCATTACCCCAAATGCCATGACCAACATATCCAACTTCAATTGCTTTACCCAAACTCCAAGCACTAGGCGTAACACCCAATCCCAAGTTACCGCTGGAGTCAAGGGTCATTAAATCCACTGAATCCGCAGGGTCTGTGAATTTCAATCCAGACGATGTTGACCCCATCTTGATGTAGCTGTAAGGCACACCCGCACTGTATCTACCAATTTGAAATTTTGAGGATGAATCTGGTGTAATGCTTATGCCACCAGCAACAGTAAGTTTTCCATAAGTTGCAGAGACAGTGCCTGTATTTACAGTTAAATTTGTGCCATCCCAAGTCAGAGAACTGCCCGATGTTGGCTGACCGCTGGAATTAATATAAGCCACACCGTTGGCAGTTACAGAGGCCAAAGATGCCATCGTCCCCGATGTGGACGGCAAGGTCACAGTCACAGTACCAGCCACTGCTGGTGCGCTCAGAGTCACTGCCCCTGATGTATCGCCTGAAACAACAATTGAACTCATATTCTTTCCTTAAAGGACAACCCAGCGTGAGCCGCTGGAAACAGTAACTACAGCACCGCCAGAAATAGTGATCGGGCCTGCGGATGAGCCTGAATACCCAGCCGCAATTGTGTAGCTGGTAGCCACCGTCAAACTGTTCACCACAATCCCGTTGCTTGCCACTGGCACTCTGGCTTGGAATTCACCCGTGGAGGGCTTGTACAGCAGGAAAGCGTTCCCGGTGTACAGGTTCTCTGCCGTGCCTGTCGTTGCCCCGGCAAACACTGGGTACAAGTTGCTTGCGGTGCTGGTGTCGTTGCTAAGAGCCGATCCACCAATTGATTTCCAAGCAGGAGATGCCCCGCTGTAGCCTTCAAACTGATTGGTCGTGCTGTTGTAGCGCATCATGCCCGTTACAGGCGAGCCGGGCTGTTGCCCAGTCGTTCCCTTGCTGATCGTCAATGCACCCGTGGAGGTGAAGCTGGAGTCAGCCGTTGCTGTCAGGGTGGTAAACGATACCGCCCCGTTGGTGTTGCTGATCTTGATGAAGTCAGTGCCGTTCCACGCACAGACTGCGTATTCATTGGCAACGATGGTGACCCCGGTGGTTGGGCCTACGCCCACCAGCTTGATGCTCTGGGTGCTACCGGTCTTGTTGATGACGATGTATATCTTGGATTGAGCCGGGGCCGTGATGGTGCGGGTAGCTGTCCCGCTGGCCGTCCACAGAAGAACAGCTTGCCGTGATGTGTTGGCAGCAAGGGTTGTAGTGGTGAGCGTTACATCCGCATCAGAGGTGATGGTGGTTGTGCCTGCAATAGCCGTGTCCAACAGCGCCGTGATGCTGTTGTTGACCGTGTCGCCCCATGTGCCACTTAGCTCTCCCGTGACCGGAAGGGCCAAACCCAATAGTGATGTTGCTGCTGTTGCCATGTTTAAACCTCAAGTTACGACTTCTGCCCAAGCTGGAGTCTGTACATCTGATACATCTCCCCAGCCCGGTGTCTGCGGGTTGTTGATATTTTGCCACGAAGGTATCTGCGTGTCATCTATGATCTTCCAGTAGACGGCAATCACACTGCCCACCGATCCTGTTGCGTTTACACCTGTCAGGGCAAATGTCCTTGCCGCCATCGACATGGTTCCAACTGCCGCATCTGCTGAGACACCTGTCAGGGCAATCGACACCTCTTTGACAACTGTTCCAACCGCCCCATCCGCTTGGTTACTGTTCATTGGGACAATAACCCCGCCGGGGAAGCCAGACGCAAAATTCCCGGTCAGTTCAACCTGTGCGCTCTGGACAACTGTGCCAACCGCCCCAGATGCTGAAACCCCAGTCAGGGCCGTTGCTTTGTCCCCAATAACGGTTCCAACCGCCCCAGATGCTGCATTGCCCGTCAACGCCAGAGAACGAGTCCCTACCGCCACAGTCCCGTCATCGCCGGTAGCCAAGTTGCCACTCAGGGCAATCTCTTTGCCGTGGTCAACCGTTCCAACCGCCCCAGCCGCAGTAACACCAAACAGGGCAATCTCTAGGGCTGTCCCTACACTGCCAACCTCACCAAAAGCTACATCGCCATCCTCGCCTTCTGATGTGCTGGGAGCCATCGTCCCAACTGCACCAGAAGCTGACACGCCCGTTAGGGCAAGAATCAGTTCAGGCGAGACTGATCCAACAAAGCCATTTGCCTCATTGCCTGTTGGATATACCGTCCCTCCACCCCAAGGGCCGCTACTCCATGTACCGTCACCCCAGCCAAGAGACATGAACTACCTCTTAGGTGGTAGCCAAGCGCAACAAAGCGGTTGATGTGGTGTTGGAGGGCATCGTCAAGGTGAAGGTTCCAGCCGTGATCGTCTGGGAGCCAAAGGTGTGGACACTGACCGCCTTGTTGCTTTGTGTTGAGTTATAGATTAACACCGCATCAAACGCCGTGGTCAAAGTTACCGTGGTATAGGTGATTGAAGCCGAAGGAGTGAAGAAGGCTACGCCAGCGGTTGCAGAACTATTGGTTGCCGTAGGAGGAGTTGCAGCCGTTACGGCTACCCCACCCGCTGTATACCCAGTACCTGACACTTCCCCAGTAGCGGAATATGCCGTAGTTGCGGCATTGTAAGTGGCTGAAGTTAGATACAGCGCAGCTTTAAACGTGTCAGTAGCGCTAGTGCCCCGTGTGGGAGCAGTGCCAAAGTTGTGCGTTGCTGTCAGCAACTCACCCATAAACGAAGTGGTCATTGATTGTGTGTTTGCCATGATGTTTCCTTTAACCTATTGATGCGGCTTCAGCACCGGCAAAAACCGGCATTTTCTTCAACTGGACATGGGCAGAACGATGTACAAGTTCGCCCTCCAACCAATACTCAACCCAAGTGGTCAGTTCATTGTCATTGTCCACGGTTCCTTCCCGCTTCTCAAGCAAGGAATCATCCATATCGCCTTTGGTGGTTGTGACTATCAATTTGAACTCCTGATCAATGCTGTAGTTGATGTGTTGGCTGGCATTGTGATTAAAAACGTGGTGGTTGATGTTTTGTCAGACCCAAAGTCCAGCACGGCTACCGATTTATTGCCCTGGGTCGAGTTGTAGATCAAGGCGCATCGGGCCGTCAGGGCCGCTGTCCACGATACATTGTCAAACCCTACATAGGCCGTATAGCCAGATGTGCTGACCGTGATGCCGGTCATTGTTGCTCCACCAGCCACATAAGTGCCTGTAGCCGCCACTTCAGCGGTTGAGGTATACACCGTGGTGTCCTCGTTTAGATTGGCATTGCCTGTGTACAGAGCAATCTTGATCACATCCGTGGTCAAGTCATGGATGCCCTGATAAAGCTGAGCCTTGAAGCTGGTGGTTTGGGTTTGGACAATACTCACGATACAGAAACCCTAACTTGCCCGTCACGATAAGCATCCATACGCTGTTTGCCGTCACCCAAGTTTTTGAGCAGAGCAATCGCCTGGACATACCGTTGATTGACCAATGCAACCATGTCTGGCTCACCCTTCATGTAGGTGTAAGCCTCGCACAGAGTTCCGTACAGCAGCGCAGAATCAAAGTTATCCCCCAACCATGTGGTCAAGGCGGTCACAATAGACTCTGGGTAGTAGTAGTAATGCAGTTCAGCGCCATAGGCGGTGTTTGGTGTTGGGCCAACAATGAACGACAACTCGTTCACATTGGTAGACTGAGGGCCAAAAATGGCGTAATGCTTGGGTGTACCCGTTGTGGCGGGGTTGGGATACGCATCCCGCATGAAGTTCACATCTTTGTTGAGCAAGTAGATGTAGCTCCCCCCGCCGCTTGGATAGATAGCCAGCGAATACACAGACAAGAAATCATCTGGACACGCCAAATACTTATTACTAGCCGTGAGCGTTCCTGTCACATTCTTGCGAAGGTTTGCAATCTGGACAGTGTTGTAGATACGCTGCTCCGCCTGCTTGATCATTGTGTTCATGTCCGTTGTGTTGAACGTGTTTTCACAATAATCGCTGACAGCGACTACAAGCTGGGCATAAGTCAGTGCCATGGTTATATCAACCCATTGGGCCTCGTGACATCACACCTTTGGTGGCCGCGCCAGTACCACGCATCTTGATACCGCTGGTTTTGACTTCGTCATTGATGCCAATGCTCACGCCGTCCATGGGAGTCCAATCAGCTTTGCGGCTGATGGGGTTTTTGGGGCGCATAGGTACACCGGGTTTGCCGTCCATGGTGTGCGGTTGAGCATAGACGCTGGCAGAACCAACCTCTTTACCCATCATCTTTTTGCTGAATTTACCCATTACTTGCTCCCAGATTTCTGGTTCATTGCGCGAGAAAGATTCTTCCCGTATGTTTTACGGTCCATGCTGGTGGGCCCACCTTTTTTAAGTTTCAAGGCAGTGCCCTTGCCACCCTTGTGTTTTTGGGCGTCGTGCTGTGAAAAGGCTTTTTTAATCATAGCCTTGTCTTGTGCCATATCTTTCTTGTCCATGTTCGCTCCTAAGTTACGCTTACCGTTACTGTACCAACACTTGCCGTTGCCACCAAGTAGTTTGGCGTTAAATCTACATCAAAGAAGCTAGACCCACCCACCGGCCTCCAGCCCCACTGAATATCTCTTGACCCACCAGATGGAAACCCACCCACGTTAATACCCGAAGTCACATAAGTCGTATCCGGACGGGGTTGACGAACCGCTTGAGGATCATCCACCGGATACATACCCAACTGTAACTGCGGTTGGTCTGGGTCCCAGCACTCTGGGCACACCTTGATCTGGAACAGCTTGGTCTTAATGACCTCGTTTTTAAGCTGCTTGAGTTTAAAACGCTGCCCGCACCGATCGCACTCGGCAATTGAAAACTTGCCAGAGGAGAACCGATTACCCATTACGGAGTACTCCCCCCGATGAAGGACTGCCTGGGCACTAAGCGGATCGCGGCTTTCTCATGGTCTTCACCTGCGGCAAGGTTGAACTGCTCGTCATAGACCGCTTTGAGCATGTCCATGCGCCCTTGTAGTTCAGGAACCTTCATTGCAATGTAGTACGCCAAGCCCGCCACAACGCACGGCAGGAAGCGGAAATTCATGTCCGCAGTCTCCACACCAGCACCAGCGTCTTGAACTCGACGCATGCGGTAATAGACAAACTCGTATGAGGTAGACCCATCAGGGGTTGGCCACACAGTCACAGCGGGTAGCTGGGGCACATAGACGGCTGTTGAGGCGGTGTGAGCCGCTGCCGTAGTGTTGTTTTGCCCGCGAAACACACTGTTCAAAGTGTTCCCGTCAATGTAGCCGTAGTACATGGTCTCATTGTCCAGCTTGATGTAGCCAGATGATGCCAGTCCCACAGTCGAACTTAGAGTAAGTGTGGTGGCTGTGCTGGTAATGGTGCTCGCCAAAGTCAAAGTGGTCGTGCTGGTCTCACCAGACAGACGTTGAATCCAGACCTGAATAGGCCGGGCTTGGGTTAATTTGTTGGGGATTGTGGCGTAGGTAGAAACACTAATACGCGTGATGGACAAGTCAGCTTGAGTGGTGGCGCTGTTGCCGCCCGTGCGGATCACATGATCCAGCAGGTCAATCGTATCCAACGGCAGCGGGTACGTGTTCAACCCCTGCACCAGCGGGAAAGACCCAGCCTCAATCGTCCACATGTTTAGACCACGGTTGGCCCACTCAATGGTCATCAGGTTCATAGACCTGCGTGCAGTACGCAGATCGTAACCAGAGCGCATCTCACGGCCAGCCCTCTCCCACGCTTCCTCGGCAATCTCCGTGAAGTCAGGGTTAAACGCTGTGGAGCCGGTTGTGGTCATCTAAATCCTGCCGTTTTCTTTGCAATGTTTTTGGGCTGCGCCACAAACTGTTTACCTGCCGCCTTACCCGCACGTTTGGCTTTGGTGGTTGCTGCGTACTCCGAAGAAGACAAAGACTTGATTGCTGCTTCAGGTAAGTATCTCTCACCTGTTTTTGACGAGGGCTTCCCCGACTTGGTACGCCATTTCTGGTCACCCCAGTTTTTAAGGGAAGTCTGCGGTGCTTTCAATCTTTGTATCCCCCACCAGCAGCTTTGTACTTCTTAGCCACAAGTTGTGCCTTACGGGCTGACCACTGACCCGCGCCTGTTCCCTGTGTAGCCGCAGCTTTTACCTGAGACACAATCCGTTTACGCATGCCCGGCTTAGTGTAGTTTCCAGCCGCATTCACCGTTCCGCCTTCAGCGTACTCAGTAAAGTTAGTGTCATCCCGACGGGCCTTCTTAACGCCTTTGGGCATCTTGGACGGGTTCATGGCCCCCATGCCGCGACTAGCAATCATACAAACTTCCCACGGGTTTTACCCTTGGTAGCAATGCCATCTGCACGTTTGGAAGCAGTCATGCCGCCTTTGGCGTACTTCTGCTCTGGCCTTTCCTTGGTGTACTTTTCTTCTTCCCGCATCTGTCTAGCGGCTTCCCGCGCTTTTTCAGTGCCAGACTTTTCTTTTTCTTGCCCTTGCCCACGAGAAACCTCACGGGTCAATTCATTCAAATCTTCGTTACTTCTAGGCTTGCGTCCTGTCACAGCAGTTCGAGCAAGGTCCGCTATTATTGTCGGCCCCATAGCAGCCAAGCCCAATCCAGTAGCAATTGCTCTGCCCGGTTCGTTTTCAATTTTGTCTATCCGTGAACCCACAGTATCAACAAACTTTTTTGTAACCGGCATGTTTTGCTCATCGTTTATGTCCCGTGCTATTTGCCGTGCGGTTTTTCTATCAGCCATGATTTACCCCTTTAGCAGGCGCGACCGCCCTTAGCCATCATCTTGCCTTTGGTCTTGCCTTTTTGAGCAATACCATCAGCGCGACTAGATGCAGAGCCACCTTTGGCGTAGGCCATGCCGCCGCCCATCATCTTTTTAGCCATGCCGCCGTGTTTCATTTTGCCTTCGCCATCAGCAGCAAAAGCTGGCATTTTCTTGCCGTCTTTCATAACCATGGGCATACCGCCACTGGCCATCTTTGTAGATTTTTTCTTGGCCATCATGGCCATCATGCCGGGGTTCATTTTGCCTGCCATATCACCACCTCTTCTAAAAGTTTTGCCTTTATCGGCGTTGCTGAACTCTTTTCCCACGGACTGTGGGACTCCTACTTTCTTGGCAAACGATGGGTTGTGGGCCACCGCCTCCATGAACCTGTGCTGCTTACCCGATGAGCTAGGCATTAGTACATCCGACCTTTGGTCCTACCACGCTGGGCAATACCATCAGCACGAGATGATGCGGAGGAGACTCCACCGCCACGCTTGTACCCAATTGCTCCACCCGAAGTATCAGCTTCAGACATACCTTTTTTGGGTTCTTTAAATTTACTGGCTTTCTTGGGTCCAGCCATCCACATCAGGGGGTTGGTAACTTCTTCACGACCTTTAGCGGCGACTTCCGAAGCTTGTTTAGCCACTGTTTCCATCGGCTTCTTAGCATCTCGGGCAGCTTTCAGTGCTTTGAGTGATTTAAAGGCAGCTGCTGCGCCAAGGCCAAGACCTGTGGCTCCAAGAGCAGCTTCAATGTTACGGCTGGTCTCAGTGCTACGTTCACCACCAGAAGACTCCGGAGCCTTTGCACTCTGACCAGGAATCTGACCAGCGGGCTCTTCAGCTTTAGGAGTAGCTTTAGGGGCAGGTTTAGCCGCAGGCTTGCTACGAGGCTTCGATGCTTTTGGACTCATCTCTGAGGTGTACATCTCACCTGTTTCTTTGTTGCGTTTCATCACCGGGTTATACAACTCACCCGTTTCTGGATTGCGTTTTGATTTTGACTCTGCGCCTGTCTCATCCATAACGTCAAGACCGACATCACCGCCATCATCAAATTTAAATTTGCGCTTCTTCATGATTGCTCCTTAGCTAATAGCACTGCGTTGTTCTTTCATATACAGGTCAATTTTGTTCTCTAACCTGTCCAACCTGTCCATTATTCTGTTGATATCCGTGTGCAAGTCTACCTTCGTCACGTACTCTTTGGGAAGCTCTTCCCGAGTCTTGTTCAGAAGGATTGTGATCCTTGCCAACTCTGCTGACTTCTCCCTCAGATTCCAACCTAGCAACCCGAGCAATGTAGTCAGCAAGAGATTCCATATCATCAGTTCCATCTCAACACTTCCAAGCCCGAAGGCTCTTGTTAATCCGGCTGTTTGGGTCTTTGGCTGTCTTCTCGGATGTGAGCTTTTTCTTCATCCCAGTCATCCTTGCACAGAAAGAGTCGCGCCTGCTGCCGCCCTCGGGCTGCGGTGCTTTCAAGCCCGGCTTGCCGGGATTGGCTTTGTTGTAGGAAGCTCGGCCTTTGGCGTTCAAGCCGCCCTTCTCCGATTTGCCTTCTTTGCGTTGCCATGCTGGTGACTTAGCCATTTGCTACTTTCAAGTGCGGTTTTGCATGCTCCTTGAGGAGTGGTTGCAAAGCGTCTTGCTCAAAGTTACGGGTGAATTCTTGTGTGCCGATGTGCGGCAAGCTGATCATTGGGTCGAGGTAAATCTTGTACCCGTGCTCTCTGGCCCTGCGGCAGAACAGGTAGTCTTCCCCAATGTACTCTCCATTGACAATAGCAAAGTCAAAGACCGCGTACTCATCTGCGCCGTCGCCGTCGCCTTTGTACTTCCACTCAGGGTGAGCTGCGATCAGGGACTCAATGACATGGCGGCGGATTAACATGAACCCGGTTGCCACGCTCTCAACCCGCATTAGGCCGTTCTCGTCAAACTCCAACTGGTTGTGTTTATCCAGATAGAAGTCTAGGAAGAACTTGGCATCTGCTGCCCTGCGGGGGTACGTCCCAGCCACAATGTCCCGGTCTGTAGACAGAGCCAGCAAGCGGGTTACAGCGTCCACATTGATGACCACATCAGCGTCTACAAACAGCAGATCAGTGCAGTCTGAGTCCATGAAGTTCATCACCAGCTTGTTCCGAGCCTTGGTGATGATTGAGCAGCCAGACAGGTGCACCAGATGAATCTGGACACCCATCTTGTCCAACTTGGGGACAAGTTGCGCTATGGCAAAGCAGGTCTTGATGTTGACCTTACCATCGTAACAAGGGATCGCAATCATAAGCTTGCGTCCCACCAAGTTGAAGCTCTTATCAGCCATAGAACACCACTGCGGTTGTTGTTGCGCCTACCACTGCGGAGATGTTGGTATTACATTTAATACCTTCTCCAGGGAACAGAATGTAGATAGAACCCGCCGCCGCTGGCGCAGTGAATGAAAACATAGCTGTCCCGCCTGTTCCGTCATTTAATACAACCGTTGCGCCCGTTGAGTAACTGATTGATATACCTTTAATGCGGGCGGGCCCACCAAAGATAGTAGTAGTCGCTCCAGCAGCCGCAGCCGCTGACTTAACGTCTGTTTGCATTGCCATAATTAATCTCCTGTGAAGCGGGGGCCGAAGCCCCCTGGATCAATTAAGCGGATGCTGGAAACTGCGTACCGTTAGAGTCGGCAACCACATACACGATGGTGTACTGCACAGTACCAGCGGTAACAGCAGCCACAGTGGGAGTCATTGTGGCAATCACTTTAACGTCCGTTGCGCCAATACCAATCCCGTTGGGGGATGCAGTAGAAGCTGCGCCACACCATGCGCCCAATTTGGCGGCTGCGTTGCTGATAGCCGCACGGCCAGCAGAAGTCACATCTGTAGCGGCCCAGTACAAAGCGGCGGTAGTGCCATCCCCAATGCTGACGTTGGCGGCGGTTGAACCTGTAAACGCAACAATGGTGTCAATGTTGATTTCAAGGATTTGAGCGCCAGCAGGCAGCACACAAATGGTGTCGGTAGTAGCTGAAGCAGCTTGACCGGTGTAGTTCTTTTTGAAGGTTTGAGAAACAACGGTTGCGCCGCAGTTTTCCATAGTACCGACAGTGGTGCCGGTGGTGTTACGAACAGTGCCCAACAGCCAGGGGCCAAGGTGAGTAGCGAAACCCATAATCAATTCTCCATGCGTTAAGGCGTATCAATCTTGCATGACAGTCAGCCGGGACTGTTTGATACACCGGTTTTCCCGGAATAAATGCAATATACACTAAAAGAAAAAGGGGCACAAGGCCCCTTTTTCAGTTTCATCAAGCGCCAGGGGACCCGAAGATACCCAAGGGGTCTGACACGCCGAAGCTATAACGCTCACGGGCCTTGTAACGGACGTTACCAGTGTCGAAGTCACCATCCATCTTGGTGTCCAAAGGCATACGCACAAAGTGCTTCAGCCCGTTAGGCACGTCGGTAGACAGGAACCACGCATTGGTGTCGGTCAGGTAGTGGTTGACACAGTAGCCCTGGGGGATAGAGCCGTTGTTCTTCAACGCGTTGATGTCGTTGTCGGTCGTGCCAACACGCAATTCGGTCTCCAAGAGACGAGTTGCAACGAACATCAGAGCAGGAGGAACAATCAACTTCTTGGGCTTGGCTGCGATCAACAGGCCACGCTCGTCCGTCCATGCAGCGATCTGAATAACTGCGTTTTCCAACGAAGTCTCATTCAAGTCAGCGGCGGTAGCCGGGCGATTGCTGTTGGTTCCACCAGAGATCAACGGGTGGGCGGTAGAGCATAAGCTCACGCCGTCACCGTAAGTCACCGTGGTGTTGAACGCATTGTTCAACACAAAGGCAGCTTTGACCTGTTTGGTGTAAGCCATACCGCGAGCCAGCGATTTGGTGTAGCGGCTGGACAACGAGTCATACAAGTTGTCTTCCACTGCTTCTTCCGTGATGGCGAAGCCCATTGCGATGGTTTCATGGTTGTAGCGAGCAGTCCATGCTTCCTGGGCGTTGTCGTACTGGATCGCAGAACCTTCGTTCTTGACCGGTGCGGCAGAGAAGCCCGACAGTTTGGTCTCTTCCTCAAAGGAACGCTCAGAAGTCTCGGTTTCGTAGATTTCTTTGTGCTCTTCAGGGTAGGTCGCATACTGCAAGCCGAACAAAGCGTTCAGGCCGGGGAGCAGTTCTTTAAGTAGTTGTGCGCGTGAAATTGCCATTTCTTACTCCTTAAACACCAGTGGTGTTGTTGTATTGGTGAGTGTTGATCTTCACCAAGAGTTCAGTGTAAGTGTCGGCAGCAGTGGCGGTCTCAGGCACAACGTCGATCACACGGATTGGGATGGTAGCGGTCGTACCAGCACCGGTCAGGGTCACAGCGTAAGCAGAATTACCAGTGGTAGTGCTGCCAGCGTTGAGAACCAGAGCCAAGTTAGTGCCGACAACAGTCCGTCCAGCGGAACTCATGGTAGTGCCAGAAGACACAACGGCGACCTTGAACAGGGCCATGGGGTCATCCACAACATACGCATAAGCATAGTTGCTAGTCGTGCTGATTGAAGCGGGAATATATTGGCTCTGAACGGTTTGGCCGCTAGAGTTCACATATTGACCGCCAACAACTACGCCAACAATAGTGCCAGAGTTGGTGGTGGTTGAGAGAATCAGATAGCCGGTGCTGTCGATTTGAACCGTATCTCCAGAGAAGATAGCAGTACCAAAAGAAGCGGCAACGGGAATCTGTCGAATAGCACCAGCGTATGGCATGCCGTCAATACGATTGACAGGCTTTAGGCCATAGGGTGCGGAGACAGTGGGGTAAGCCATTGAAAGACTCCTAAAGATTAAGAACCAGAACCGAAAGCTCGTCCCTTAGTCACTGTTGAGCGGCGCTCATTAAACAGCGGCATACGGGCATCGCTCTCGCGCATGTAGGTGTTGTCTACCGAATCAATTTGCGAATCAGTAATATTTTGGAAAAACTGACTACGCTGACCGACAAACTCCACCGGGGTTTTACAGAGGATGAGTCCACCTACTTCGATCGCATCTTTAAACCGACTATTGGGTTCGGCAAAAAGCTGCGCCTCAGGGTGATCCGAAGCCTTCACAGGCTCCCAGCCCTCGCGGAATTTTGAAGATACATTCTTGGCATCAGCTTGACCCATCATGCTGGTACGAATCCAGCGAAACGCATAGCCCGGCTCTTCGTCAACTTCGGGTAGAAGTTCAGCGGGTGCCCATTTGGTTATTGGGCGCACTTCACGAGCGCGAGATTCTGCAATACGATTGGTTCTAGTCTGTTCAGTCATGTTTTCCTCATTTCTTCCGCAACCTTACGAGCATAGAGTTCCAAAGGAATTCCAAGCCGCTTGGCGATATTCACCTGCGACGGGCTGAGCACGATTTTTTTAGATGCAGTGCTGCGCGTTGCGGGTGCAACAACATTTGCTTTCGGGCGCTGAGAAGAGTTAGCTTCAGCGGGATCATCGGACGCAAATTTATCCGAGAACCTTTGGCGAATCTCTCCGTTGAGTCTCTTGTAGTACTCATCCGAAGTAGGGTCAACACCATCTTCCAAAACCAGCTTTTCATGCAACGCGAGAGCATAGCTGGTCATTAGCCGGTCTTTTCCGAACCATGGATTCTTAGCTTGCCAAGCATCCACTTTAGGATCAGACGGTGCTTCCCGCGTGATTGGTGTAGTTTGTACCTCAACATCATCCGTTTGTAAAGGGGTAGCTTTAAAATTACTTACCTTGTCCGCACGAATCTTGGCGGTGGTCAGGTTTTCCTGGGCTTCCACAAGCCTGTCAGAGTCTCCAGACTCATACGCTTCTTTGTAAGCACGCTTGGCTGTCTCAACTTCGTTGGCAACAACCCGTTTAGCCTGCTCAAGTAGTGCTTCTTGGTTAGTATTCAACGATCCTTTGAGCTTTTTATTCTCATCTACGACCGTCTGCGCCAACCGCAAAGCCTCTTCTTTTTCACGGAAAGCCGCCTCTTTTGCCCGGCGTTCATCGTGATAGCCACGCCCCAAGTGAGCCAATCGCTCCTTGAGTCGCTTGTCGCTGTATTTAGACAGTTCCTCGTCCGTCACCTCATCAGGGGGGGTGTCCAGGGGCTTACGGCCTCTGTCCTGTGCGGGTGTATCGTCAACGATTTCTATCTCAGGCTCGCTTATAGAGACTCCAGACTCTTCCAAGTCCTTTGCCGCCTTTGCTTCAGCCTCTTCCTTTTCGTCCGGAAACTCGAACGTAGTCTTTTCAAATTCGGCCATGAGTTACTCCTTATGCACGGGAAATACCACGCGGGTCTTGAACCACAGCTTCGACCGAGTCATCGTTGATGATGCGGAACTCTTTGCCATGAATCTTGATCCGTGTACCGGTGTTGGGTCTAACCAACACAAAGTCCCCTGTCTTGCATGACGCACCACTGGGGAAACGCTTTTCATCTTTGTACGCATCAGGTCCCATCTTGACGACATACAACACAGGGGAGAGGACCTCCTCGTAGTGCAGCGTCTGACTAGCTTTCACTATGCCGCTGTCGTAGGACTCATCGATTTCAGGTAAAACACACAGAAGATGGAAGGTGGCGGGATCGGGAACCTGCCGTGCTTTCTCTTCAGCCGTTTCGGGAAGGACAGTTGATGTTGCACCGTCTTGGCTTACGAGGATTTCACTCATTGTCTAATTGCTCCATTCGTTTAGCGAAGTCTTGAAGTGTTAAGTTGGCGTGGTCAAGACCTCGAATCACCCCCACCAACTCTCGGTACTCGGCATAGTCTTTAGCTGCGCCCGTACAAAGCCTGTCTACCGCCTGCTGGCGGTACTCGTCGTTTTGTTTCTTTAAAAACTCTATTTCTGTCATTTATTCCCTCTTGAGGTAGTGATGTGCTTAACAGCATCAAGCTTTATCTTCTTGTCAGCTTGCCGTTCTTGTGCGGTGACACGAGTGTTTTCTTTCTGCAAGTCGGCTGCAACACGGGCCTGCTCTAGCTGGAGTTTCTGCTGGTTCAACTGAATATCAGCCTTCATTTTCTGCGCCCGAGTCTGAGCTTCTTGCTGCTTGATCTGCAACTCAGCCTGCTGCATCTGGAGGATCGGGTCTTTTGCCAACTCCTGGTTCTTCTGCTGCTGTGCCATAGCCATGTTCTGCTGGAGCAACTGAGTAGACGCCTGCGCTACAAGCTGTGACAACTGGACTTCTACATCTTCAGGCAACTGTGCATTAGGCTTGGGCAAAGCCACACCCAACTGTTCCTCAATCTTCTTGCGGTACAGATACGCCAAGTGCTCAGCAATGTGAGCCTGGATCGCCCCCATCATCTGCTGCGCCATCGGGTTCTGCCCCATCTGTTGCATGATCATCGGGTCCTGCATAAACGTCGAGTGCGTCGCAATGTGTGCGTCATGATCCTGGTAGATAAACGCCTTGGTTGGCTCTCCGTTCAGGAACGCCATGTTCTCACTGATCGGGTCACGCGGGGTCTGATCATCTTCAATCGGAACTAACTTCTCCGCATTCTTAACCCCCAGTACCTCAATCATCTGTCTGTGCAAGTTAGGCAGGTTGTATATCTGAGGAGCTTGCTGAGCCAACTGAATCACAGCTTGATACTGCATGATCCGCTGAGCCATCGTGCTGCTGTTGGGGTCACTGACTGGAATGACCTCCACCATGTCATAGTCTTCTTGCTTAGCAGACGCATCTCCTGACTCAGGTTCATAGTCATACTGGCTCGGAGTGTTATCCCTGATGATGGCCTTGAGTATCTTGAACTCCTGCTTCATCGAGTTGTGTACCCGCGCCTGCACAGCACCCATGATCTTTAACTGCCGCTCAAGCAACGCCAGCGTCGTACCAACAGGAGCCTGAGCACTCATGTCACTGACCTTCATGTCAGCAATAGAACCCAGCCGTCGGCCTTCATCAGTGATTTGGTTGAGCAGGCCCATCAATACTTGGCTTGGCTCTTTGTAAGGCAGAGTCATGATGTTATCCTTGATGCTCCCAGAGGGGACATCCACATCTCTGAACTCTCCTGGGGCGATCGGGGTATCGTCTCCCTTAACCCTTAAACCCCTAGATTTCAAGCCGCCCGGCAAATTGCTTAAAGTGCCTGCATCTACCAACTGCCGGATAAGACTTGTGCCAGCACGGGCGTAACCACCAATAATGTGGATAAGACCCATGCCATACGCCCCGAACCCAGGGATATAGTCATACTGCACCAGATGCTGACGCTTTTGGTAGTTCTCATCATCTTGCTCCCAGTTGCGATAGATTGCCAGAACCTCTTGTGTACCCTTGTCGATTGTCACGATGTAGGGGACAGCTACTTCATCTTCGTCCTCATACCCTTTGAGGTTCCAGTCCACCTGAATCTCATACACCTGATACCGATCGTCGTCAGTAACTGAATAGCCTTGCTCCTCAGCTTTCTTCTTCTCAACGTCCGTGTGGCTCATCACCGGCTCACCCAGATCAATGTCTCGGTAGAA